CGAGAACTCTACTTGAACTTGAGAACTAGACTAGGCTCGGGAGAAGGATTGCAACATTCGCTCTGATATCCAACACCCGATGACTCATAAGAGTTCTGACGTAATTCATTAAAATGCGTTTATTATGTCGGTTTGGGAACATCTTGCACCTTCTTATCGGGGCGAGATAATCTCTGTCCTTGCCCAACAACTGCAATATGCCACATTAACTCAGTTTAGATCGCTCTGGGACTATACTCTATGTCCTGATGAAAAACTATTTCCAGGGGTGCCCCTAGGTAATCGAGCTGAGTTATTGGAAAAGGAAGTTGATGTCTCCTGCGACGGTAAATTTGCGCTGTCCGACGATATGGCTACCTACTATTATCTGAAGATGGCTACTACTTGGCTTACTGAAGACAAAGGTCTGTATCTATTTGCCGAGGCTCTTATGGACTCTGGAATCTGGAAATTGGATGTGGATGCAACAGTATCACAGCGAGACGCACTTCTCCAGCATTGCGTTAGCTTAGAAGCTCCTGCTAATTATAGCAACCCAAAAGAGTGGTATGAAATCATGGATAAATTAACTGCCAGTGTAAGCAGCCAAAGCACTTATGACAAGCAAGAGGCTTTTCTCAAGAGAGTCACTAAAGCCAGGTTCATTCACTCCTATGTCAAACATATCCGAGAAAATCGAGAGACTGAAGCAGGCCTCAAATCAAAGAAGACTCACAAGCAAGTAAAAGGGTACTTATGGGATCCAACTGATGTGCAATTAGCTTATTATGATAACAAATGGGTAAATTGTACAGCTCCATATAAAATCGCTCACTATAGGGGAGTATATTATGTCGCGCCAGAAGATGGTATCGGTACGGGCTATTGTTTCACATCAAAGGACTTTTCTCGTCTAATCACTTTCATCACTACTCGTAGAAATGCTTTTGCCTATGCCAAACTTTCTGAGACTACACGACCCTATTCTAACTGGAATGGTGCTCTTCGCTACCTCTTAAGCAGGGTTAAAGCGACGTGTAGAGGGTCAGGTGATATTCACAGACTATGTGAAGCATGGGGAAAAGCAAATGCTATCATGCTCTCAAAAATGGCAGGACCTCTTGCCAAAGCTGGCACTAGGCAGTTAGAGATAGACTTTATAGACAAGGGTTATGATAAAGAGGTAGATCTCGGCGAACATCAAAGCAGTGTGACTTGCAAAAATCCTAGTGACACTATCGATTGTTGTATGGTTCACCGCATCCTTCCGCCTCCAGCATATGACCCAATTGGAATCTTTAGTGATGAACTCGCTCTCCATAGAGGCACAAATCCAACTGGAAAAGACATTAGTGAGGAAGCAGAACAAGACTATCTCAGGTGGGAGAAATACATGAGGTTTATGTTCATTCGAGCTTTCCAGAAAAAGTATGGATATTCTCCAGGGTCAATCAAAGAGGACTACAAAGACACTGCCTTTGGAAAACGATACCAACAAAAGGTAGAAAAGAAGAAGAGTATGGCAGTCAATTTCGATCAATGTCACATGATCAATCTCAGGGGGTGTTTACCTTACAAACATAGGGATGATGACTACCACTTGTATTTTGAAGACACTGGTTTCTGCCCAGATGCAGCGTCTGAGATTAAGAAAGTTCATGAAATAGACAAGAAGAAATCCAATCAGCTCCTATACATGCTGTATTGCGACACTCCAATCGACCTCAGGCAATGCAAGAAGGAACTGGCAGAGGGCAAGCCAAGTTGGAGTCATAATTTCAGAGTAGGCTATAAATGTGAAGCTGCCAAAAGTGCTAGCAGACTCTTCTTCATTGGCGATATGACAGACAAAATCTTATTCCAGGAGCTCGAAGAAAATATTTCAGAATTCATCACTTCAGTGGACGGAAATGCGATAGGTATCTCAGACAAACAACTCATACAGAAGATGGCCCAAATGGTAGAACAAGCCAATTCCGTTGCAGACAATGAGGGAAAAGGCTTCATCAGTTATGACATTAAAGCCTGGAGCCCCCACATGAGCCCTAGGTTTCAACGGTCGCAGTTCGAGTTCTGGGCCGAAGTCTTCAACCAACCACATGTCGGAAATTTGCAACTCATCTATGACAATGCTGTTATATACCTATCTACACTCCACTGGTATGCAAAATATAAATTGCAAGGAGCTAATTTAGAAGGAATGAATGGAAAAATGCTTACATTTGGACATGTGTGCGTAATGGGTTCTGCGGTCTTGAAAGCAAAAGAGAAAAAGGTGCTGGACCGAAAAGAGGTTATTTCCTTGTTAGCACTCATAGATGATGGTCTTGCATCTGTAATAGCTGAGCGCAAGCGATTAAAAGTCCTTATTCCCCAGTTAGCTGAAATCAATAGGTTAGTTTACCAGGCTGTGGGATTGGAAATGAAACTTAGTAAGTCGTTCCTGTCAGATAGGATGTCTGTCTTTCTCAATCTCTATTCGTTTGGTGGGGCCAAGGTAATGAATGCAGCAAAGGTATTTATCAAGTTAGGCATTTCGAATAAGGCAGAGCATGTCTCTATGCCTGAGCGATTGAGAGAGATTCATTCTTGGACTTTGAGTGCAAACAAGAATGGGGCAAACTGGTATACTAGCCATCTCTGTTATCTGTGGGAATGTATTCGATTAATCTATGCAGCTGACAGGGAATCTCCACCCATGGGATTGCCTGGGGCTTTCCAACTTTATATGCCAGTTGCATTAGGTGGATATGGCATTATTCCATTCCATTTATGCAATGCTACCGTGGGAAGATTGCCAATTTCGGAGGCAGTCACCTTCCTTAGGGTGGTTAGTAAGGCGTTACCGGATATGCGATACCTTTACGGGCTCATGTTAAATAAGAGCATTCGGCTTAAGACAGGAGCTAGCATAATCCGTAGTCCTCAGACTTTTCAAAGCGCAGATGCTCACTTAGTGGAGATGCGCATGACTGCAACGCTTGAACGACATGTGTCAAAACTAAACTCTGGTTGTTATGTAGGCGAGCTCTTCACCCTCTATTCTGAAGATCGCCTACACCAATTGGGTCAAAATTTGATAGATCTAGTTCAGCGTCAAAGTCTAGTTAGTATTGACCGATTGTACAATTGTACTCCGGAACGGGCTATTAGCACTATCATCTCCAAGTTTAGGAAGAGTTCATCGGTTACCGAAATGCTTGGTAAAAAGACAGTCACCAAGATCATCAAATTAGATAGAAGTGAAGTCTTAAGAATCAACCGTTCTTGGGCCATTCTCACTACTTATCTCTAACACAATGTAATATAATAGAATAGTGCCAAAGCGTTAAAGAATTATAATGGGTATGAGGGAAGCCTCCAAAGTTATAGTCCTGATGACGTTTGTAAAACTTCTTCATTCTATTTGAACTGGTACCGATCAACACCAGGTTTCAAGTATGTGCTTGG